TGCTCCCGCCCGAGCCGCCGGTGCCGGAAGCGCCGCCGTAAGTGAACGTCTGGCCGCCCTTGCTGATCGTGGTCGTGCCGTCGCTGTTCTTGGTCCATGTCGAGCCGTCCGAGCCTTTCATGGTCGAACCGGCAGCCGCAGAACTCACAAAATTCTTGCCCTTGTCCGAGCCGATAGAGTAGCTGCCGCCCTTGCCGGTTGCCGCCATCGAAGCGCCGGACGAGCCGGAGGACGAGGATCCGCTCGAACTGGAAGAACCCGACGAGCTGCCCGAGGACGATCCGCCGGAGCTGCTCTTGCTTGCCTTTGCCGCTGCAGCTGCCGCCTTAACAGCGCCCGCCAGCATAGAACCCAGTCCCATTTACTTCACACCCTTTCCGAGCAGACCTAAACGCTGTAAAATCACCGCAAGCTGTTCACGCGTCAGCGGACTCTGCGGCTTGGTACCGTCCATAATACCGGCGTCTACTGCCGCCTGCCAAGCCTCGGCAGCATACGGATGCGGCTTCTGGTTGGCCTTTTCCGCCTGATAGCGTTCTTCATGTGCCGCAAATTCCTTGTCTGTCATCTTGGTTTCCTCCTTCTTGGTGGTAGTCTGTGCGCCGTACTGCTGCGCTTCCGCCCACGGGAAATTCGTTCCCGGGCAGTCGGTGGAATTTACGTCCTTGTGCCGTAACAGCTTTGCACCGGGGTATTTCGCCATCATTGTACGGATAAGGTCTTTCAGCGCGTCCAGCTGTGCCTGCGGCATGGTCTCGGTCATATAACTGCCCTCGACGCAAATACCGATCGCGCGGCTATTGTGCCCCTGCGCGTGCGCGCCGACCGCCCATTCCGGGCGGCCTCTGTAAACCTTGCCGTCCTTGCGGATGTAGAAATGGTAGCCAATGCCGGTCCACCCGCGTTCCAGGTGCCAGCGGTTGACCTCCTCCACACTCGCGCGGCTTGCTTCCGCATGGTGCAGAATAATCTCATCCGTGCTGTTCCGGCGCTTGAAGCTGCCGTTTGTCGGCAAATTGGTCTCGATGATCTGCATACCTTACTCCTCCCTGTTCGGTTTGTCATAGCCGAGCGCGGTCTTGCTGTCCCCGATGCCCGCCGTGGTGGGGTCCACAAACACGCTGAGGATAGCCAGACACATGGTAACAAGCTGCACCGGATTAGACAGCACCGAAACAGCACCGTTCCACACAGCCGCCCAACTCGTAAACGTCTGCGGGTCAACACCAATCGCCGTAATAGCAACCGACGCAACGCCAACCCAGAACCACGGATTGCGAAAGCGTACCGGAATATTAACTTTCATGTTCTAAATCCTCCAAATCGTCAATGCGGTGGTTGGCCACTTTCACTTTCTCATCCATCACGGCAAACTCCTGTTCGAGCTTATACGTGCGCGTGATGAGATTGTTGTGCTTCTCCACCTTCTTCTCCAGTTGCTCAATGCGGTAGTTGGTCAGGTTGCTCGACAGCGCAATGCCGCCGAGCGTTCCGACCAATGTACCGACCAGACTGAGCGCTGCCGTGATAACTTCCGCCGGCATGATCAAATACCCAGCAGACGCTTGTCCTCTACGCTCAGCAGCTCCGGCACACCGGTCTGCACAGAGCGCCAGTGCTTGTACTGGGCACGCAGCAGCGCGTTGTGCTTGAGATGATGCGCGTTGTCGAACATGTCGAGCTGTACGCCAATATCGCCGGGGTACTTCTTCACTTCTGCGTAGTTCTTGATGTAGATGTTGTTGGGATACATAATGTTGTCCTTTCCGGGCTTCTGCCCTATCAAGTGTAAAAATTCCGGTGATTCTTACTTGTTGTAGTCATCGCCGGTGATTTTCTTGTACTGCTCGGCGGTAATTTTCTTCTTCACCACCGCATTGCCGACCATTTTCTCGGTCCACAGACCGGCGGCGTAATACTTCTTAATGCGGTCAAACCAGTTAGCCATTTACGCCACCTCCGTATCGGTCATCATGGAAATGTAATCCACCTGAGCCGCCAGTGCGGTGTTGCTGGTTTCCAGCTCCTCCACCTTAGACACTAACTGAGAGATCGCCTGCGCGGTCGTATCGTCGGCGGCCGTGGTGCAAGCGACAGTATACGTCTGCTTGTCCTTGTCGTAGGTGATGGCACGCAGCGCATAGCCGCCGTGCGCCTCAACCAGATCGCCGTCATCGGTGCGGACCTCGACCAGAGCGGTGTTCAGATTGGACACCGTTTCAAAGTCGGTTTCGGTCAGCGTCAACGTCAGGCTGTCGCCCTGGCACTGATAGTCCAGCGCCTTGATTCCGTTGATTTTCATGTGTGCTCCTTTCCGCGGCTTAGTTTGCCGCAACGTATTTATTGTACTGATGCTTTATTGTTTCGTCTGACATCTCCGCATAGATCTGCGTCGTCGATACGTCCTCATGCCCCAGCAATTTCTGAATAACAGTGACGTCCATGCCGCCGTTGAGCGCATGGGTCGCAAACGTATGCCGGAGCAGGTGCGGGTGGACGTGCTTTTCCAGTCCTGCCCTCTCGCTGATCGCGCGGATAATACGCTGTATCGCCCGAGGTTTCAGCGGCTCGTACGGCGATTTGCTGCTCACAAACAAGCCGGTGCCGCCCTTGCGGGATACCATATACTCCTGCACCATAAGCCTTGCACGAACGCTGAAATACACCTGCCGATCCTTATCGCCCTTGCCGGTGACGCGCACCGTGCGGCCGATAAGGTCAAGATCGGACACGTTAAGCTGTGCGACCTCACTCAATCGGCAGCCACTCGACACGAGAAATTCAACCAGCGCCTTTTCGCGGTAGCCCTGGCAGGCATCGCGCAGGCGTTCCAGTTCTTCCACAGTCAGCGCCTGGCGGGCACCCTTCTTGTCCAATTTCAAGGACTTTATCTTTGACATGGGATTCTTCTTGATTTTCTCTTCGATATGCAGCCACCCGAAAAACGCCCGCAGTGTGTTGATATGCGTCTGCAGTGACGTTTCGGCAAGATGCCGATTCTCCGCAAGGTAACCAATATACCCGCGAATGTCGTCCGTGGTGATCTTCGCCGCGCTCTTGTTCATGTGCTCTGCAAACATTTCGAGGTTATACCTGTAATTCTTCAAGGTTCGTTCTGACAGTCCGTCAATGCGCTTAGCACCCAGGTAATACTTGATCCTCCGGTTCAAATCGCTGCGCTGATCGTCGCTGTCTTTGATGATAATGTAGTCCTTGAGGATTGCCGTCACCGCCTCGACGGTGATCGGCGTACTAACCGGAAATGTTGTGCAAATCCGGTGTGCAAGCTCTGTTTTAGCGTTCAAAGGCTCGTGCCCCTTTCGATTTTTGATGTATAGTCATTATACACCAAGCTTCAAAAAACGGGCACTTTACGACGCATTAGACCGCTATGGCGGCAATCATCGGGAACAGCACTGCGCTTAACGCAGTTGTTTCGTCCTCGACCGCTATGGCGGCAATCATCGGGAACAGCACTGCGCTTAACGCAGTTGTTTCGTCCTCGACCGCTATGGCGGCGATTGCAGCGTCGAGTACAGCTTTGAGTGCTATTGCTGCCAGCACAACGGCTTTAGACGCAATTTATGCGAAGAAAAAACGCATGAGCGGTGCCAGCGCAAGCCTGTCCGGCAAGTTTATTATTCTTCAGATTAGCAACGATAATGCTTTCGATCCGTCTCAGTACGGATATGCCACCCTGTCCGATGGCAGCAAGCCGAAGTGGGATAGCTATAAGGATAAATATGCTTACTTTAAGCAGTACAAAAAGATTGCTACCTACATGAAGAATGATACTGATAGAGATGATTGGATCGACTATTTTCAGTGCTGAGCAAGGACGCATTAACATTCTAATGCGAACGTAACCTCGAAGATAATGCCATATTAACCGGCTTTCTCGGTTGTTTTACGGCATTCAGGCGTAGCATCCGGCTAAAACAGGCTCATAAGCGCCTACATATGGCTGGATGGTACGTCTTAGAATGTTAATGCGTAGCTAAAAGCGGACCGTTTTCCTATTAACAAGGGATGTAAACTACCTGCGAATAGTTGACATTGTCGTTCAGCGAGCCTGTGTATTCACCATAGCAAACAATACTGGTTGCAAACCTATTGATAGCGCGAGCCGATGCGTTACAGGTTGCCCGGTACGAGGATGAACCAAGCAAAAATGTGGAGATATTCCCGTAGTAGCTGGTATTGCTGGAGGTACCAAATTTAACAGAAATAATGAACGCCCGACCGGATCTGACGTTTCTTTTATTATTGGTGTGTCCATACCCACCGGAGTCAGTTACTTTTAGTGGGCTACTAATTAGCGCAGAAACCGCTGTGCTGCTGGCTTCGATAGCCGTTGCGGCCGTTTTAGACGAAGCCACAGCCGCCATAGCGGTCGAGGACGAAACAACTGCGTTAAGCGCAGTGCTGTTCCCGATGATTGCCGCCATAGCGGTCGAGGACGAAACAACTGCGTTAAGCGCAGTGCTGTTCCCGATGATTGCCGCCATAGCGGTCTGGGATGCAGCTACCGCCGCCATAGCGGTCGAGGACGACGCTACGGCCGTCATGTCGGCATAGTCCGCCGGATTCAAACCGGCCAGCTTCGCCGCAGCCTTGCCCATAACTGCGCTGGACGCTCCTGTAAGGGTGGCCCAGGCTGTTTCGTTTGCCTTGACAGCTTCAACCGCAACCGCGCTCTCGTAGACTGCGGCCACAGCCACATAGGACGAAGCTACCGCGTTCATCGCTACATGAGAAGTCACCACCGTATTGAACGCTGCGGTGTTTGCAATGACCGCCGTCATAGCAGTCTCACTTGCAGCAACAGCGTTCATTGCGGCCTGAGAGGTTGCAACCACATTGAGCGCCGTCGCGTTGCCGATGACAGCCGCCATCGCAGTCTCGCTTGCGGCAACCGCGTTGAGTGCAACCTGTGAGGTTACAACAGCGTTGAGTGCCGTCGCGTTCCTGACGACAGCCGCCATTGCAGTCTCACTCGCAGCCACGGCAGTCATCGCGGTTTCGCTTGCGGCAACAGCCGCAATGTCCGTGTAGGCAGCACAGCTCTGTCCCGCCAGAGCTGCAATCCATTTTCCGGCGCTTACCGTGCCGGCACCTGCGGCGCGAGACATAACCGGATCGTGCAGGATTTCCAGACAGCGGGCGCTGTCCGAATACATCGCGTCCTGGCTTTTCGCGCCTGCCTCGTAAATGCTTCCGAGAAACGTCTGTACCGCATCGTCGATATACGGCGAGGCCGCAAGCAGCGCATACAGCTCCTGTGCGTTCTTGTCCGGTGTTTCCGGCTCGTAGCCGAGCACGACAGCAACGCCGCCTGCATTGCTCACAAACGCCTGTGCCTGTGCCCTGCTGGCAAGGATAGTGCGCAGGCGGTGTACGCCTTTTCGGTAGTTATCCTTAAACTCATGCGAGTAATAGCTGAAATCCTGCTGAATCTTCTTGAGCATTACTCGTCACCTCCAAACTCAATAGCGATATAATCCATTTCGATCTTCTCGTCCGTTGTAACTGTGCCGTATGTCGGCAGCGTGATTACCGGCAGCGTCACGCCGGAAACATAGGTGACCTTGCTGTGACTGGGCGAAGTGCCCGTATCCGAGCCGATATAGCCGGTAGCCGTTGTCACCGTGCCCTTCGTCGCACTGCCGCCCTGCAAACTCGGCTGACGCAGGCAATAGAGGAATCCTTCCGCAGTCACGCTCTTAATTTCGCAAAAGCCGTCAAATTCCTTCGGCGTCACCGTCACAACCGGTACGCCCTCAAACGGATGGCGGAACTTGAACGTGTTCCAGCCCGCACCGGCGTTGATAAAGCAGCCGGTCTCCATTGTGTAATCGTCCAGTTCATTGGTACTGCGTGCCGGCTCTGCGGCCTCGATCATGTCAAGCACATCCTGCGCCAGTCGATCGGCGGTCACGGCCTGCAGCGCCAGCTTGATGGTGGTCACGCCGTAGTCCGGGATAACGCCCGCCGTTACATCGTCGATCTGTCTGCGGATTTCCTCGAGCGCGGCCTGTACCGTCCCGCTCGTCACGCCCTTGAACGGCGTAATGCCGACACTGCCCGCGCCCTCGGCGGATTTTACAGCATTGATATACCGCACAAGGTTAGCCTGCAGCTGCTCGAGCGCGGCCTGCACGGTGTTTGCGTTCACGCCGTCGAACGGCGTCATGCCGACGTCTCCCGCGCCGTTCTCCTTTACCTCTCTGCGGTAGTCCTCAAGGTTCTTCTGAATGCTCTGCAGTTGCTCCTGCACCGTGCCGCCGGTCACATTGGTAAACTCGGTCGCGCCGATCTGTCCGGCGCTGTTTGCGGCCTGCAATGCCTCAATCAGCTTGTTAAGCATCTCGATAATAAGCAGCGGCAGCAAATCGAAAACCTTCTTGTTTTCCTCAGCCGAGCCGGTCAGCGCGTCCGGCTGGCTCTGCACGCCGGTCTCTGCCGCCTTTTCGGCCGAAATTTTGCTTTCATCAAACGTCATGTCCTCACCTCACTGTCTCTTTGCGTACTTAGCGATAAAGTACCGAATAACAACCTCGTGTACACCGAAGCCCTCGTCCACCGTGTCGGACTGCAGAATGACCTGAATCGCCTTCCAGCCCTTTCGTTTGAAAAGAAAGGGGATAATGGAGTTGACCACCGTTCCGAACGGAAACCGTTCAAAGCTGATATAATGAAAATTCAGCCGATCCGCTGTCACGCGCTTCATGAGCGTTCCGTGGTCGGTTTCGAGTCTTACCCAAATCTCAACCGCACTGCGCGTGAACGCCTTGAGGTGTACGCCGCTGCCGCGCTTGGGCATTGTTTTCAGAATCATCGGCGTGTTCATCGTGTCGAGCTTGGTAGTCCACTCGGTGTGGATGGCCGCGCCGTCATCCGAGAACGCGTTCATCATAATGTCATTGTTCTCGTCTACCAGATCGTCATTAAACCGGCAAACTCTGCCGTCCTCGGTGCCGAAATACAGCGCCTGCTCGTGCGAACAGAGCACCTTTGCGGGCACGTTCGTCCAGTAGTACCATTCATACCCGTTGTCTGCCTTGTCCTGATTGCCGTCCGCCACATACGCGCAGCCGTCGATCACAAGCACATACCAGCCGCGCCAGCAGGCGGCTACAGCGTCCGCGAGTCTGCGCTCCTTGCACAGCTTGGGGTTGACACGCCTCGACCGACAGAATAACTGCCGCACCTGCATGTTGTTGTAATACGTCGTAGTCGGCGCATACACGCCGCGCGGACTGAGATACAGCGGATCGTCATTCAGGTTTGCCGAGGAATACTTTGCAATCGCACCGTAGCCGGGCACGCCCTCTTTCAGCGGAAAGGTTGCCACATCGTTCAGCATTGCTCCCGAGTGGTGCCAGATCGTGCCCTCCTGCCGGTTGTCCTTCTTGATGAGCAGCAGCTCGCCCTGCGCCTTGAGATAGCACATGATGGGAAAGTCTGAACTACCGACTACCGAATAATTGATATCCGGGAAATATGTCGGGTCAGAGAGGCCGGAAAACCATTCCATAGCCGCGTGCTCCTTGTTGCCGGAAACAAAAACGCGGTTGCTGCTGCCGTCCATGCCGTAAATCGCAAAGATGGTGCAGCCGAGGATCTTCTTCCGGTCCTCGGTGGTCTTGGCAAACTTCACCTCAAAATTGGAGATACCGGCGTTCTCCGGTGTGCTCGGTGCGGTCTCAAACGTCACCGTGCCCTTTTCCGCATCGTAGCTTTTCACGGGGATTGCACTGCCGTTGAGGTAGGCCGCTGTCGGCGTGCAGTCCTTGTCAATGCCGGTCACGTCCAGCTGATAGGTCGTGCTTGTGCCGTCTCCGATAAAGCGGTTCTTGCGCCACTTGCACAGCATATTAACGTTTTCGTAGGTCTCGCCACCACCTGCCGCCTTGCGCTGATAGCTGGTCAGCGGACAGTAGGCGTTGTCGTCTGTCGCGTGTACGGCGGTTTTGCCGTCATAAACAACGTAGTGCTCGCCGGTCAGGATAAACAGCTTGCCGTGCATGTAAAAACCCTGGCTGCGGCCGCCGCTGTTCAGCTTGTCCAGCAACTCCTTGCGGCTGTCCTTTACTTCCTTGTAGTCTGCATCGAGCTTTACGGCATACAGCTTGCTGCCCGCATGGACGATGAGCGTCAGGTTTTCCTCGTCATTATCGTTCTCATAGGGAAAAATACCGGCGACAGGAACAGCCTTGCCGTCCGCATCCGCAAACCGCAGCAGCGTGCGCCATCCATAGCGCCGCTCGGGAAAGCCGCCCTCATCCGAGATCACGTTCACCGCACGCGGCGAGCGTCCATCGTCGATCTGGGTCTCATCCGTGGAGTAGTCCAAACCCTTAAAGCGCTTATAATGCTTGGTGCCTTCCTCGGATTCCGTAAAATCCGGCACCGTAACCTTACGCGGCATAGCTTACTCCTCCCCGTAATCCGGCACAGCGGGCGCAGCGTCCTCGAGTGCCGAAACAAACTCGTTTCGGAACATCACGCTTTCCGCTTTGCGGTTCTCATCGTCAAACAGCAGTGCCGCCGCCAGTCCCCACGGCAGCGCCACGCGCGTGATCCGGTCGTCCCAGTCGAGCACCGTGCCGTCTATCGTCGTGATCTCCGGCGAGCTTGTCAGTTCCGCGTCACCGCGCTGTGCGCGGATGGCGTTCTCGTACGGCAACGCCTCCACAAGCAGGCTGTCAAGCAGTGTCGGCGAGTAGCTGTCAAAGTCAACGTCCGTTCCGGGCGCTTCAATAATTTTCGCCAGTGCCAGCGTGTAAATGCGTTTAATAGTCGTCGCCACGCTTTCACCTCCTAACAAACAGAGGGCGGGCAGCCGCCCGCCCTCCTGGGTCTTTACTTATCCGTAGCCTCAGCCACATCCGAAGTCAGCTTGCCGCCCTTGCCGAACGCAACGACCTTGATGGTCTCGCCCGCCTTGGTGGCAACCGTGCCGCCGCTGGCAACCGTCTTGCGGTTTGCCGAGAAGCGCGGATCCGAGCCGTCCAGCGTGTACCAGATTTCGTCCGCGCCTGCCGCCGTAACGGTCGCGCTGTGCGAGGCAATCGCCACGGTGCACGCCTGCTTGCTTGCGGTCTTACCGATGATAACAACCGCGTCTGCCTTGCTTGCCAGTACGAACAGGTCGTAGGTCTGGCGGCCTTCGATCAGCGCACCGGAAATGCCGGGCGGGTCCTGGTGTACCTTGGTATCGTTAATGCGGTACGGGAACGCCGCTGCACTCTCCTGCATGGCGATCATGTAAACATCTGCCGGGAACATGTTGGAGGGAACCTTGACCACGGTAAAGCCCGCGATCTGACCCACCGTGCCGGTCGGCAGCTGCTTGCCTGCCAGATTGTCCAGGCCCTTCCACTCGTCGGACAGGATGATCTTGGGATAGTCCTTCGCGCGGACGAACAGCACGCGGCCGTTCTCCGGCACGAGCTTCTCATCCATGTAGGTAGCCGCATCGTATGCCATGGTAACGATGGTGTCCTTTGCCGGCTCTGCGGCAACGCCGGAAATGTGGCCGTACTTGGCAAGCTGGGAGAAACCGTACTTGTCACCAGTCGGTACGCAGCGCTCTGCGATCTGCTGACGCAGCCACTGACCGCTCTTGTTGCTGATGGCCTGCTCGGACGCATCGCCCTTGTCCACAACGCCGTTAAAAGACTTGTCCTGCGTCATGGTGTACTCAACAACGGTGTCCTGTACGTCCTTCGCCTCGCCGTAACGGCTGGTGCCGCTGCGGGTGTAGTCCACAACCGGAACGGTATTGAGCATGTAAACGCGGCAGGACTTTGCGCCGATCATCTCCACGTTTGCCTTGCAATGGCTTTTCAGATAGCTGTCGTGGGTGTATGCCTTCTCGATCTGCGCGGAATATTTGGTAGTAAAATTGATTGCCATTGATTATGTCACTCCTTTTACAGCCCAAGGAATCCCTTAAGGAACGGATCGCTCGTGTCGTTTCCGTTTCCTGCCACACTTCCAGGGCTTGTCTGTCTGTTTGTCTGATTCTTCTCTGCGATCCTGACCGCCTGCTGATTCTGTTCAGCCTGATAGCGCCAGTGCGCGGCAACGGGCGTCATAGCTTCCTGCTGCACCAATTCAAGCACGCGTTTTGGCACTTCCTCGAAACTTTTCACGCCAGAGAGTGAAACATATTCTTCCCACGCGCGTGCATCGGCTTCTTCTCGTGCCTGTTCAACAGTCTGATCAATGCGCTGCTGCATGGCGGTAAGCTCCGCCCGCTGCTGTTCGGCGGCCTGTGCCGCGGCTGCACGCTGGGAAGCCATGCGGCCCTCGGCGATTGCTTTAAGCGCCGCATCCGGGGTTTCCGGAAACTCTGCGCGACACTTCTCAATTTCTGCCGAAAGCAGCTGCTCATTGCGTGCGCCCTCCAGCTGTTCAAGGTACTGCTGCCGGTTCATGCCAGCGGCCTCGGCGTACTGATCCAGTACGCGCATTTCCCGCTCGGCCTTGCGGTCATAATTCATGCCCTTCTGGAGCAGTTCGACCGGGTTCGCGCCGAGCGCACCGGTCAGCGCCTGCACTGCGTCTGCCGGCAGCAGGATCTGCTGTCCGTTGTAGACGAGCGGCACGGTCTGCACCGGCTGTTCCACCGTCTCCGGCGGTACTTCGCCGCCCTCTGGCGGCTGATTCTCCGGATCTTCCTGCTGCTCTTCGGTGCGCTGGTCTTCCGCACCGTCCTGCACGGTCTCCTCCTCGCCCTCGGCGGCGGTCTGCTGGTTTTCCAGATCGTCATTGCCTTCAAGCGCCGCGAGAAAATCGTCGCCGTTAAAACCGTCCATGTCCGCGCCGGTGTCGGATGTATTGCCGTCCTCGGCAAAATACTGTAAACCGATACTGTCACGGATCTCGCTTCCGTCCATATGATTGCTGGTTTTCCAATCCATTTAGACAATCCTCCTATATGCAAAAGACTTTCGTCTCATTGCCGTGTGTTTATCGTGTGTTTATCGTGTGTTTATCGTGCGTTCCTGCACTCCGGCGGACGCACCGCCGTTCCGTAAGCAGTGCACCCACCCGTTTTCATAACGCTACATCAAAAGAGGTGAACCCGGACGAGGGTGATATGGCAAAAACGCCCACGCCCGCCGCAGTGCAGGAAAATATAAAGTCGGGTGCGGTGGCCGGACTTGAACCAGCACCATACATACGTTTTAGCATTGGTGACTGGCCGTTGCATCTACGCATGACGTATCGTCAATGTAACACCCCTTAGAAAGAGGCTGCTCTACCGTTGAGCTACACCGCACATATCGTCCGAGACTCTGACGGGCAGGCAAGGAAAAAATGAACTCAGAAACCTTGCCGCCGCCATACAATAGAAAGGAGAAAATAGGTATGGCCGTTCCGTGCAATGCAGGCTCGGTCGTTGGGCATTACTGCCCGTCACAGTCTCGGACTCAGTTGTATTCCGGCGCTCGGACGGACGCCCAGCCCGATACTGGGTGCCCGCCATCAGAAAGAAATAAGGGGAATCAATGGGACGGGTGAGGTCAGCTCCCGCCCGTCCGAACGCCGGAACAGAAAAATCAATAATCAGGTTCGAGAATCGGAACGCCGTATTGCACAGCGCATTCGCGCTCGATCATGCAGCCGCGTGCGTCCTTCCAACCCTTGGCGAAATAAACGAGATCCGCATCTGCCATAAGCCGGATAGACTCAGCCAGGAACCAAAGTGGCTTTGCGTCGTGCGGTGCATCCTTAAAAAAGGAGTCGATGATTTCGACAGGCTCACCGATATATTCAGTCGCTTCGCGGATAGCACGCTCACGCGCGCGTTCAATCTCATCGTTTGTCTTGCCCTTCATCGGCTGAGAAATAAACAACTTTTTCATATCATATCTCCTATTTTTCAGTCCACGGCTTAGGGGTGTTACTATCTCGTGAGGTCCTCTGTTTGCACGCAACAGCCGCTCTCAGCACGCTCCAAATCACGTAAAATCCTCTTAATGCAGAAGCCGAGGTCAATCCCCTCGTACTCTGCACGAACTTCCATCGCGTGCAGATAATTACCCATGTGATGAATCTGTGCGATCAGCACATTAAGCGGACAGTCCGGCGTAAAATCCAGATTGTGAGCTTCTGCTTTAATAAGCATCTTGTGCAGCTTATTATAGCGGATCTTTGTTTCCAGAAATTCACCAAGGAAACGATCCTTATAGTCAGTGCTCTCCGTCAGAGATGCTACATCTTTCAGTGCCAAATCTTCAAAGGTTTTCATGCCGTATCTCCCTTCTTAAAACCGAAAATTCCGGTCCGTCCCCTTGGTGAACTTCGCCTTCTGCGCATTCAGCTCCTCCTGCATCGCACCGAACATGGCCTCAACCTGCTTCTCGGTGTACTCATACGAGCTTGCCGCCAGATGGCCGATCATGCTGATCGCCTTGCACGCACGGTTCACGCGCGGCTCTGCCAGTCTTACAAAGCGCTCCGCCTTGCTCTCATTCGTGTTATCCATTCATTAAACCTCCCTGCTGTAATGCCTGCTGCATGTTCGCCTGTTGCTGCACGCGCTTTGCAGCCTCCACAAGTCCTTCCTGATCCTTCACCGAGCCTTCCGGCATGCGGCTGAGGAACTCGGCCGCGTTCGGCATAACGCCCGCCGTCTGCAGATTGTTAAGCGTGGACACCTGCAGAATCCTCGACCAGTAGCTTGCCTCGCCGATATGAATATTGAGATCCAGTGCCTCCACCGGCAGCGTGGAGAAGTCGTACATCTCCACAAGCGTCTGCTCCTGCGTCTCGCCGGTCTCATCCGTCACCTCGTCGGTGATCTTGACCTGACGCATGCCGTAATAGGCATGCATCATGTCTATGAGGACTCTTTCGTAGTCCTCGACGAACTGGTAATACGCGATCTTGGTCAGCGCAAGCGGCGCCGCGTTCGCGGTCTGTACCGCTACAATCGCACTGCTGTTCTCCGGATTCTTGACGTTGCCGAGCGCCGCGTCATTCGCGCCGGCCACACTCTTGAGCGCATCCGTCATGGTGGACGTAATACCCGTTGCCTCGGTCGGGATCGGCATCGAGCCTGCAACGCCGGTCAGCGCGTCCTTAACATCACCGGTAACACCGATAGAAGTCGCGTCCGGGTCCCAACCCTTGGGGAACTTGTTCCGGTTGTACACCAGTTTCGGCATCGCGTTGTTTCGCAGCATGAGCGCAAGCGCCGTCCACTGCTTGTTGATCTCAATCTGGGTGTTGATCAAGGGTTTTACTTCCATCACACCGTGATAGCAGTTCTTGCGCGGCTTCCAGCTCATGTACGCTACCGGATAAAGTGACATTTCGGTTGCCACATCCTGCTCGATCATCACGCGCCCGCACGAGCGGCAGTAGTGTACCCTGCCGTCCTCGGATTTCCAAAAGCGGACCAGCTCATTTCCGAGGCTGTCGCTATTGTTCTGCTCATCATCGCCCTTGTACAGGCCGTCGGACTCGCCCTCAATGGTCTCCCATTCCTTGCAGCCGAGCCGTTTCGCATCCTTGCGGATTTCCGTCACCGGACGGCGGCGCACAATGATAAGGTACGGCTGCTCCTGCACGTTCGCGTTGGAAGGATTGCCGAACAGAATGTTCGTGTTCATCACCTGTTCGGCACATATCTCTCCTTGCACACCGCCCAAACCGGACTGCTTGCTCGCGTCAAAGTAGAAATACAGCGACGCGTCACCGTCCACGCAGGCGTCGCGCAGTACCATGTGGTGCTTACTTTTCAGCTTGGTGCGCTCCACCACGCGGTCAATGCTCTGTTCGAGCACCTTCGCCGCGTACTCGGCCTGTTCATCCGGCAGGAACGGTTCAATGTCCTGATCCACGTCATTGCTGACGATCTGCGCAACCTTGTAATGCACGATCGGATCCAGTACGTTCATCGTGATCGGCCGCAGGTGCTTGCTCTTGAGCCCTTCCCACTGCTTGCCCTCCACAAAGTTCTCGCACTGCTTCACATTCTCGTACAGGCCGAGGCCTGTGTTGTACTGCACACCCTTTTCGTACTCGGCCTGCACCCGGTCAGCCGTGAGCGTGATTTTCTGCTCATTCATCGCTCAAATCCTCCTGCCCGTGGGCGGTGCCGTCATAACGCAGCAGATTGTTCACTTCGCGCATAATCCGGCCCTCGGTGCTCAGGCGGTACGCCTGTTCCTTGAGGAATTCCTCTTTCCAGTGCTCTGCAGCCTCCCGCTCGGTGATAAGCGCCTCATTCAGCTTGCGGCGCTCCTGCTTGAGATTATCAACCTCGTTGCGGGCGCTCCACATCGCGCTGATTGCCGCGTCGTGTGCATCCTTGGTGGAGTCGAGTTCTTCCTGCAGCTTCTTCGCGGCTTTGCGCTCGGTCTGCAGCTCCTGCCGCAGGCGGCAGGCCGTGTCCTCACTCTCCCGCAGGGCGGTCTCCAACTTGGTAATGCGGTCCGCAATCTGCATGCGCGCCGCCTCCTCGGTGTGCAGTCTCTGCTCCATCGTCCGCGCGGTCAGCTGAAAGGATTCCGCTTCCACGGTCTTTGTTCGCAGATCCACGCCCAAACGCTTGGCGTTTCGGGTCTGCACGGCCGCCAGAATGGCACACATCGCTGCCAAAGCGCTAATAGTTAAATACATTTCCCATTTCCTCCTCAGTAGTCAGTTCGTTGTACTCTCTGGGTTCACTCGCCGCGATCGGACGGCCGGCCACGAAGTACCGCAGCATGTCCGCCGGGTGGGTGTACTCGTGCGGATCGTTTGCCACATCATCCGGGTGCTTCTCATCGTGCAGCAGCATCGGTAAACTCTTGATGGTCTGCGTGCAGTTCGGGAAGATCATCAAACTCGGCTTGCCGGTGTCTTTGCGCACCTTCAGATATTCCTTCAGGTCGAGCCAGCCGAGCACGCGGTCGTTCTTTGCTTTCTCCATAAATACACCGCATTCTGCAAAGCGGTCTGCCGCGCTGCGTCCGGTGTCCTGCCGCCGGTTCCAGAGGTCAGGCGGCGCAAAGGTGATTGCATCGCGTTCCAACTCGTCCGAGCGCTCCAATATGGCGTTAGCCGCATCCGATAAGATCAGCCCGTCGTGCCCCTCTCCGAGATCCTTGCCCTCGCAGTATTCCTTGTACATGTAAGCCGTCCCATCCTCGCTGACCGCGATCCATCCGACCGCCAGCATATCGAAGCCGTAGTCAAGCGCCTTGTACCGCGTCCAGTGCTCCGGAATCGGAAAAGCCTCACAGACGTGCGTCTCGCGCCGGAACTCGGGGAAATACTGTCCATCGAAAACATCCCAGTCACCGTACAGCATCGCCCGCTTGCGGTCCTCGGGCAGATTCTCGAGCGCGTTCACATAGTCCGGGCTGTTGTGCATCAGTGCCTTGTTGTCATACACATTCGCCTGTATAAAGACGTAGTGCTCCGGCTTTTCGGTCTTTTTGTACTCCCGGTCGATGAACAGCCGCTTGAACCAGGCATGACCGACGCCGCCGGGGTTGCAGGTGAAGTACATCCTCGGCGGGAAGTGCTCCGCCATCAGGCCGGAAGAACGATTGGATTCCGTCATAGTGGTAAACACGTTCTCCGGGAACTGCGTACACTCCTCCAGAAAGATAACGTCATACGCCTGACCCTGATACTGCAGCAGGTCACTGTCATGCCGGCAGTAGCCGAACTTGAGCCGTGCCCCGTTGGGAAAGATAAACGCCTTGTCCGTGCCGTTGTACTTGGCAACGCCGTTCAGCTCGCGCATCGCGGGCAGCAGATGGTTTTCTTTCAGTTCCGGGTACGTCCGGCGCATGAAAAGCACCTGAATGCCGTCATAGCGCAGGCATAGCAGCTCGGCCTTCATGCGTGCGACGTAGCTCTTGCCGCCGCCGCGCGCACCGCCATAAGCGATGTATCGCGCCCGGCTGAGCAGAAAATCCTTCTGCTTGGGGTACGGACTGGAAAACGTCAGCCGATTCATTCCGCAAACGCCTCCTCATCCGGAGAAGCGAATGTGATCTGCGCGCCTGCGCTCTCGCCCTCGTTCAAATGCGCCTCAAGCGCTTCCTGTCGTTCCATCATATCCTTGAGCGTGCCGGACAGCTCGCGCAGAGTGGTGCCGGTGTAGTTCGTCACGATCTTGCCGAGCAGCTCGACCTGAGCCGGATCCAGCGAGATACAACCGTCCTTCGCAGCCTTGCGGACAATCGCAAGCCCTTCGTCCAGATCCTTCATCTCGCTGAGCGTCGCGGCAGCCTTGCGGCCGAGAGAACGAACAACATCGTCCACGACCTTATTGCACCGCTTGATCTGCGTGCGGCGAATCTCGCGCCGGGCTGCAATACCATCCTCGTCTCCCTCGTTCTGGGTGTGGACCCAGTCAGCAAGCGTCGATTTCGGAATGCGCAGCCGGCACGCCGCGTTTGTGATTGAGACGCCGCTCGCCACAAGTGCAAGCGCTTCCTCTTTGAACTTCTGGTCATACTTACTCCCGCGCTGCTGCATCCAATCACCTCCAGCGCGTGTCTTGTTTTGCTGAGTACAAGTATAATCGGAAAAAACGGAAAAAACGGAAAACCTTCACCGGACTCAAAATTTACTCTCCCGCTTGCGCTCAGATTGCGCCCATGCGCTTGGGATTCTGGCAGACGCAAAAAGGGCGCGGATCAATCCACGCCCTGCTCCCGCACCATGCGGTAAAATGTGCTCTTTTTCAGTCCGAGCCGGTCCATCGCCTGCACGGCGGTGATGCTCCCACTTTTCCACAGCCCTGTTACTAACTCCCACTCGGCGGGCAGCTCGGTCTTTTTCCTGCCGAGCAGTCTGCCCTGCTTTTTCGCCTCGGCGATACCCTCGGCCTGCCGCTGGCGGATGGTCAGTCGCTCCTGCTCGGCGATGCTGGCCAGCACCTCGATGAGGATATTGTTGACCATCTCCACGATCCAGTCCTGCCCGTCCGGCAGGTCGATCATGGTCGTTGGCAGGTCGAGGATCTTCACCCGCACACCGTCGGCGCGGAAGTGCCGCAGCTCCTCCATCACCTGCTCCTTGTTGCGCCCGAGCCGGTCGAGACTCTTTACGATGAGCGTGTCGCCGGGGCGGATGAGCCGCTCGCGGAGATACTGATAGCCGGTGCGGTCAAAGTCCTTGCCGCTCTCCTTGTCGGTGATGATGTCCCGCTCATCCGTCACATACTGCCGCAGCGCCGCGATCTGCCGGTCGAGATTCTGCTCGCGCGTGCTGACCCGCGCATACCCATACACTTTTTCCATATAATTTCCTCCTTGTGCTGTAAGCCGTGCCAAAAAGCCCATGCAGGGCACGGCACGTTCCGAAATTCAAAAGCGTACCTTTTGGCACGCCATACCCACAAAAAAGCCGCCCGAAAACCGCCGTCCCGCAAGGTACACCTTTTCGGACGGCAGAATCAGCGCCACAGCTTGCTCACCAGCTTGCGCGGTCCGCTCTCATCGGCATACCCCATCCGCCGGGCGCACTCGCTCCAACTTTTGCCGTCCAGGTACCGCAGCCGCAGGGCGCGCCGTGTCATGGAATCAGAAACGCTGTCGATCCACTGCCGCACCGTGTCTCGCTCATCCTGGCACTCGGCCTCAATGGCCTGTAGCCGATCCCGTGCCGCGTCCAGTGCATCCCGGCCAAACAGACAGCCAACGCCATAAGTCTCCTCGATCCGCTTGTGGTGCCGCGCCTCCCGCGCAAACCGTTCTCTTTCTTCTTCCAGTTCACAGACCAGACTTTCCACCTGTTTCAATCTGTCTTTTGTCATTGTGCCGTGCTGCACCTCCTGCCGCGCAGATTTCCCGCCTTGCTTCCGTCACCGTTACGCGCTTCCGCGCGCTCCGTCCTTTGAGAGAGTACAAACAGTAATGTGATTACATTCTGTATTCATTCGTCCGAACCTCTCCGATAAACCGCAGGGGAATTGTTAGACCCCCTACAAGCCACAAAAGCGGCTATTCCCGCTTTCTCTCAACACCGCCATACGCTGGCAGGCTTGTTGTATAATCTCCTGCGTCTGCGCCGTATCCGTTCCCACGGATCAGGTGCAGCGCGTTTCTTCTGGCGTGTCCAGTATGCGTCAAAAGCTGCTCGATCGACGATCACGCCGACCAGATAGCGGAATACGCCGTACTGGTTTTCCTTCGTTTCGCTGTCGATCACTTTCACACCGGGCGGAACCTCTCCGGCCTCGCTATCTGGCAAACGCAAACGCAGCGGTTCATTCGGCTTTTTCAGGTTTCGGCTGCAGGAATAGGCACGCCGTCCCTTGCTGTGTGGCTGATTGAGCAAATACTTCACCGTATCCTCGAAAAATTCCGTGTTCTGCCGCAGCGGCCGAACGTCTACCGCACCGTGGCCCCAGCAGTCCGCAATAATTTTTGTCATAATGGCCAACGCACCGGCACCGGTAATGCCGCGCATTACAATGTGGAAATGTGCCCGCACCGGACAACCGGGCAGTTCATGCTCCGCTGGAAAGATGATATACGCGTGCTCCTCGCCCATCTTTGCCATCGCTTTACGCATGGCCTTGTGGAATGCCTCTAAATCCTTACCCTCGTTTTCCGGGGCCTCGGCGTATGTAAGACATACAAACAGATCACGCATCTCGCAAAAATTCACGGCCATAATCTGCATGACCTTCCAGCGCTGAGCCAGCGCATTGCTTCGTTTTTTTGCCTCAGACGTCTGTTTCTGTCGTTCTCCGCGCTGCCGTTTGCTCTCACCGGGCACAAAACCGGTAGAATACAGCGACATTTGATAAAGTGCGCCATTAGCTTCTTCTTTTTGAAAAATCATAAATCACCTCTTGCGGCCGACTCCTGCATCTGCGCCGCAACATATATAGTAAGTCGGATGAAGCTAGCCCTTCACGGGCTGGCTTTCTCTTTTCCGTTTTTCATCTTCCAAACCTTCCGCGCCTCAGCCACGAAAACCTTTCGATAATCGCGCTCATACGCGCCGAAGCCGTAAGTAACCACAGCCGCCATCATGCAGTTGATCAGCTCGTCCGCCGTCAAACCGTGCTCGGCAGCATTCCGGATAAACTCACGCATTTCCGCATCCGGCGGTCTGCCGAAACTCCGGCTGTAATGGGAATCAACCAGGTGTGCCGTCTCTGTCGGGCTGCGCATTGTTCATTTCCTCCCGAATCCACTTGAGTGTTTTCTGAATCCCCGCGTGCCGGGCCACCTTAAAATCAGTTTCCAGCCCAAAAAGCTGAATGATCTGCTCAGTGACATTGACCACATCGGCCAGTTCTCCGGCAAGGTGTTCCAGTCTCGCGGTCAAATCTCGTTTCTTGCCGCCCTGCTCGTGATAGCTGAGCAGCATCAGCACCTCACTTGCCGCGCTCGTAGCCTCGCCCAATTCTTCCATCAGCTTGCAAACCTGCTTGTCCTCGCCGTAATAATGGGCGATCTGCATCAGCTTTGCCGCTCTCTTTGCATTCATGTATCAGTTCCTCCTAATCAATCTTGAGTTTCCCGTAATAGCGAATATCCATCCGGCTGACGTCCTCCGCCCGCAGCCGCAGCTTTTCAAAGGCGTAATCGTCGTCTACCTCTGCCCGCATTTTCGCAAGCTCGTCCGAGTTCTCCTGAAACGCCTTGAAAAACTTCTGCAGGCGCTCCGGACCGAAGCCGTAAGCATCGTGCAGGCTGACCGCCATCAGCCAGAGATACCGCTGCATGCTTTGCTCGACGTTCAAAAGCGCCGCCTCATCCATCGCCAGTTGCAAGCGATCCCGCCGCGCCTTGAGCAAATCGGCGTAATTCATGCCGGCCGGCTTGCCTCTCCGCTTCTTCATGCCAACTTGTCACCCCGATCTCTCAGCCATTTCGCAATAACGCCGGCAAACTTCTCGCAGGCGGCCTCGTCCGTCTGCTGCAGCTCCTCAAGCGCCTGCTCGAGCCGCTCGACCAGTCCGCGCACCTCGCCAAACAGAAAATTGACCTTGTGCGCCGCAGGGTTCTTCACCTTGTCCAGCTTCTCCTCAGCAGCACGAGCGCGCTCCTCAGCAGCGCGGGCGGCCTCGGCGTTCTCCTCGCGTACCTTGGAGCGGATTTTCTCCAATTCCTCCTCAGTCAGCTCACGCACTTCGGCGGGCTTGTCCTCGATAGCGTCAAGCTGTTCCTGCAGTTCGTCCGCCCGTTCCTTGGCATTCTCGGCGTTTCGCACGGCTTCATCCCGCTCGCGCATAGCCTTGCCGCGGTTCTCCTCGGCAGCGGACAGTGCCGCCTGCGCGGCATCGTTCTCACGCACCGCCTTTTCCGCCTCGGCCTTGGCATCGTCCCGCTCCTTGACGAGCGCCGCAATCACCTCTGCGGCGTGCTCGTCCGCCTGGGCGATCATCAGTACAACTTCGCCCATCTGGCGGGCGTTGCCCTCGGCGGCCTGCACCGCCTCACGGATTTTCCGAACGCTCATTTAGTACCCCTCCCTCGCAAACTTATTCTGTACGGCATGATCACTCTTGCCGAGTGCCGCGCCGATCTCCTTGAGCAGATAGCCGCGCTTGCGCATAGCAACCGCCTTCTGATATTCCTCGTACGTCCAGTGTACGGAAGTTCGGTGCGGCTTCTTCTTCCGGCAGCCCAGCTCCTCCAGCACGTTTGTGATCGTCTCATACGCCCGTCCGGTCTCCCTTGAGATAGCGCGAATGGGCATGCCTGCTTGATACATTTTCGCAAGCCGCTGTTTTTCCTCATCCGTCACGCGCGGCTGCCACCGGCCTGCCTGCTTGATTTCCTCCGGCACATAAATGGCTGTCGGCACTTCGCTGCACAGCCCGCGCGCATCGTCCTGCGGCGTAAATACGCATTCACGCGTGTAATATGTGCAGTGGTCAAACAGACTGTAATGCTCGGTCTCCTGTATCTCAAACCGGCCCTGCGGGTGTCTCCAAATAACCCGCGTCTTTTCTTTTTCTCGCATATTGTTCCTCCTGCCGCGCCTTGAAAATGGCGCATTCTATTTCTTTCTTTTTTTCCCATACGTCCGGCAGCTCGGTAAACGGCTGACAGATCGGGTAAGCCTTGCCCTCATCGCCGTAGGTGCCGACAAGGTGATACTCCACCTCGCCAAACAGGGTGCGCTGAACCTCAACGCGCACCCTGTCGATCCGCACCCGCGGCAGCTCGGTCAGCTGGCTGTACGGCTTAATTTCCAATCCGCTGAATCTAACCATCGTGACCGACCCCACCGTTCTTTGCGGCCTGCCGGGCTTTCCAGCGCTCGAGCAGCAGCTTGTCAAACTGCCGTTTGCGCTTCGCCTCGGCCTTTTTCAGCATATAGAGCTCCTCCATCGCCAAATCCGTGGCAATGCGTCGAAGCATCCGTCGCTGCTCCTTGGTTTCTTTCCAGTCCGGATGCTTCATCTGATCTGCCTCATAAAGTCCGCACGCCAGACCGCGCGGTTGACCGATTCGCGGGCAGCGCGGCGGGCCTCAGCCTCCTGCCGCTGGCGGCGGCGCTTGCGATAGATCATGCTTGCCCGGCAGTAAGCCAGGCACAGCGCCATCATCCCGGCGCAAATGATCGCATCGCCGCGCGGGCAGAAGCCCGCGATACAGCCATAGACCACACCAGCCAGCACCGCGCCGCACGCGGCCATTGCCATCTTACAGGTTTTCATTTCCCTTTCTCCTCTCGTTTTTGAGATATAATTCCCACGCCGTTTTCTGCAGCCGCTCAATGCGCCGCTGCATTTCATCCGGCGGAACGTCACGGTAACAGTCGTCGTCAATGTAAACCGTACCGTTCGGATAATGATATTCAGCCACGATTGCCACCGTAACCACCCCTTTCTAAAGCCTATGCTCAGACCGGCTTGTCTGTTGCCGTCCGTGCCGCCTCTGCCTCTAAATTGAACTTTTGTGCTTTCTCAAGCTCAATGCGGGCAGCGATCCGCAGGCTCTCCGGCGCTTCCGGGTCAGCCATGATCTGTTCTGCCGTCATGGCGAGGTATTCGTTGTATGTTTTCACTTGGGGATCACCTCAATCTTAATTGCTTTGTCCGCCCACTCAGTCACCTTTGCGATAGCGTCAGCGCGGCTGGCACAGAAAAACTGTTTCATCATGCGCCCGCCCGCAGGCTTTTCAAGCGTTACCCAAACCTCTGCATATGTTGTTTTCATGGCGTCCTCCTTAATCCCGGACAAATTTCAAAATCTTCAAACACATTTCGATTTTCAGTGCCGTGTTGGCTACCTGTGCCTGCGGGGCGTTCGCGTTCTGCTCGCCGAGCTGCTCCACGCAGTCCGCAAGCAGCGCAACGGTCTTTTCCGCGACATTTTCTAATTTCTTGTCGCAGTCATTGTTCGAGATAACAAATTTCATCGTTTCACGCTCTCCTTGTCTTTCCCTCTCCAATCCGCTACAATAAAAGCAGGAAAGGAGGTATTTTCATGTGCAAAATTGTTCAGCGTAGTTGTCTGGTGATATGTCCGCTTCATCCGTGGATGAAACACACGGTCTATACCAAAACCACCGTCACCGAAGATGGTAAAACCTTTGCTATGTGCAACGGCTGTGATGCTATGGAAGGCCGAACACAATGTCAAAAATGCTGTGCCGCGATCACGTTGATGTATATGCGCGGCGAACCCGTGCCAACAGAGGCGTTTCCTCCACCTCTGCACCTTCTCGGCGAATCAGATCGAGCGACAGGAGCAAAGCCCGAATAAGCTCCTTGCGGAACCATTCGTCCGATTCCGCAAGTTCTGCCATTCCCGAAAACAGCGGTGTGTTTGCGTGCAGGCGAACCGCCGCTGTTTCTATTGCCGTGAATGCAAGGTCGAGATCGTTTTCCATCTCCTCACCCCTTCCTTTCTGCCTGCTCGGCAGGTTCTGTGCTGCTAACACCAGTGCGCTGAACGAACTCGCAAAGTCTATTTCAGATGCACTCATCGCAGCAGCAAACTAATTTCCCGCAACCCCCGTCAGCTGCTGCTGGCGGGGGTTGTCTTATCCTCACAAAAGAAATCGAAAGGCACTCTCAGTGCTTCGCAGATTGCCTCATAGTCCTCCACCGATATACGGTTTCTACCGTGTAGTAAGTTGTAGAGTTTCTGTTTAGTCCAGCCGCACTTGTCAGCGATAAAAGTCTGCTTAATGCCATTCTGCTTAAGGTAGTCGGAAATCTTTTCGTAAAAAGCCATCAAAGGGCCTCACCCCTTCCCTTCCGCCTGCTCGGCGTCCAGCGCAAAAAGATATTCAAAATCAGCGTGAAACAGACCCATAACCTGTTTCGCTTCGCTCATTTTGAAATCTTTTCTACCCTTGAGTTTATTCCGCATTGCGCTTTCGCTGATGTCACAGACGTCTGCAAGCTGCTTTGTGTTAATCTTCTGCTTGAACATCTCAAGTTCCAAGTTTGGATACATCAACAACGCTCCTTTCTTATCGAAAACAATAAAATCTTGTTGACGTAAACCGCCCCAAGCTCTATACTTAAACTATCCCACTAAAGAGGAGGTGGTGTTCATGGAAAAGCTTATTAAGCTTCTTATGACGCCTCCCTGTTCTGCCCGCGTGGAAACCAGACGTTGAAAACAGTCAGGAGTGTGCATGACACAAAACTGTTTTCGCTCATCAAGAATGGTCGTTTCGGGGCCTCGGCGACCGATAAACCAACGGTCAAGTCCGTGCAGGAGTTGGGGCGGGATTCATGCCAAACCGTGCATCTGCCGAAACCAGATGTGCGGTTTGTTTACGCCTCGAAATACCCTTCTCGTATTTCTTGAATATAGAATATACCCTTTCTGATAATCTGTCAATACCGTTTTAACAGAAAGGGTATATTTTTATTGTAACCGTTTATATTTTGTGGTATAGTAAAGCCAAAGGAGATGAACGCATGAATATACTTGACAAGCTCGACTTGTTAATGCAGGAGCGCGGACTGAATAATCGAACGCTTTCCCAGTCCTGCGGTATTCCTTACACAACAATTATTGGGCTGTACAGCAAAGGCTATGAAGGTGCGCGAATGAGCACCATTCGAGGACTTGCGCACTTTTTCGGTGTATCAACGGACTATCTTATCACAGACGAAATCACCGACCCACATTACGGTCTGTCGTCACCTGCCGCACCGGTTTCCGACCTCACCGCTGATGAAACCCAGCTCATCGACGACTACCGCTCCCTGAACGAGCAGGGACAGGAATATATCCGTCAGACCATGTATATGGCAAAACAAACGCATAAAAAAATGCCTGACCTTTCCGATCTGGAAAAGCAGGCATGAATAAAGGGCAAATATATGAAATATCTTACCAAACGGATAGTTTCCGCCGCTGGTTGCCTATTGCTTCTAACATCCGCAGCATTCGCCTTATACCCCAGTGATTATGGTCCGGAGGCTGAAAACGACTTTGAAACAAAGCGAGACGCCTATTCAGGCGGTTTTGAATGGGGTGTCGAATATTCCAGCGATCCGAGTAACAGCGACAGTGCCTATAACCAAGGTTATGAGGAAGGTTATAAAGAAGGCTATAACTACGGCACAGAGGACGGCCACGACGAAACCTACGACAGCGCCTACCAGGAAGGCTACGAAGAAGGCTATCGCGCAGGTTTGTCCGCCGACCCATCCGCTCCTGATAATGATATAATCGACAGAAGTGAAGTTGCGGGCACATCAAGCTATCCTCAAAAAACAGAAAAGAAGTCCTGGATTAACTCCGATAATGTTGACTTATTAGTCTTTCCTTTGGTTGGTGTTATCGCCCTGTTTCTGTGTCTATTGGACAAACTGATTCAAAAAAGGAGGTGATCCCATGCCCACCGAATACGCCCTGTACCTCCGCAAATCCCGCGCGGACCTCGAAGCCGAGGCGCACGGCGAAGGCGATACCCTCGCCCGGCACGAGCACATTCTCATGGAGCTTGCCAAATCCCGCGCCCTGCCGATCGGCGCGATATACCGCGAGATCGTCTCCGGTGAGCGCATCGCAAACCGTCCCGTCATGCAGCAGCTTCTCTCTGAGGTGGAGGACGGCCGCTGGAAGGGCGTCATCGTCACCGAAACCTCGCGTCTCGCGCGTGGTGATACGATAGATCAGGGTATCGTCGCCCAAGCGTTTAAGTTTTCAGGCACACTCATCGTAACACCCGCCAAAACCTACGACCCCACGCAGGAGGCGGATGAGGAATGGATGGAGTTCGGCCTGTTTATGTCACGTCAAGAGTATCGCATGATCCGCCGCCGTCAGCTGGCCGGAACGAGAGCCTCCAAGAAAGAAGGCCACTACGTTCCCGGACGTCCACCTTACGGCTATGAACGCTACAAACTGGACGGCCGTGGCTGGTCCCTTCGACCGGTTGAGCCGCAAGCCGGTGTGATCCGCACCATCTACGATATGTATCTTTCCGGCAAAGGCTTTTCCGAAATCGCGAACGAACTGAACGCTATGAAGATCCGCACACCGCTCGATAAAAAATGGGTGCCCGCGACTACCCGTGCCATCCTGCAGAACCCGCACTATGCCGGTTTTATCCCCAGTGCCATGAAGGTCAACACAAAAATCGTGCAAAAAGGCAAATTGATAACCAAGCGACCGGTCAATAAAAACTGTGAGCTGTACGAAGGAATACACGAAGCGATCATCCCGCGGGACGTCTGGTATAGCGTCCAACAGCGCATGAAAGACACCGTTACGCCGCGTGTACCGCGCAAATACCAGCAGATGAATCCGCTGGCCGGACTGGTCTACTGCGACCAATGCGGTAAACTGATGTCTCGCCATCCATACCGCCGTGAAGATAAAGTCCGGTTTGGCTGTGAAAATCCGTCCTGCTCTACCGTCTCCAGTCTGTTTGAAGATGTGGAAAACCTTGTCCTGCAGTCTCTCCGCGAATTCCTTCACGAGATCGAACTCAGCTCTCCTGCCCTTCTGGACACGAAAAGCGAAGAAACCGCACTGCAGAACATCGAGAAGCAGCTTACCGATATAAACCACCGTCTGCAGCGCACCTATGAACTGCTCGAAGATGGTGTTTACAGTAAGGAAACCTTCCTGCAGCGTCAATCCGCAATCAGCCAGGATCAGACCGCACTGCTAAACACAAAGCACGAGATCGAGCGCAAACTCCATAATAAACAGACAGACATTGAAGCGCAGAAGAACTCCGCGCCACTCATCCGTCATGTTCTGGACGTATACCCAACACTGGAAGATCCAAAAGAACAAAATCTTCTCTTAAAGCAGGTAATCCGCCGTATAGACTACCATAAAACCGTCCGTGTCTACGGCAAAGCCAAAAGCGACCTCCATCTGACAATCCACCCCAAAATTGCTATACCTCAAACCTCTAACATTTAAGTTATCGCTGTCAAAGCATAAAATGTTATAGGTTTACGAAACGACAAAAAAGCGCCGTCAACCGACGGCGCTTTCCCTCACTTCCCCAGTTTTCCTGCAATCTTTCCGATCTCCTCCAACGCAAATCGCAGCTGTTCATTCTCCTCCTGCACTGCTGCGGGCAGTAGCGGCACCTCAGCGGCAGCCGGTAGCGCCATATCGGGTGAACCCTCGCCCAGCAGTTCCCACCGCAGTTTTGTCATACCGCTGTCATACACAATGCAAATGCCCTTTGCAGCCGTAGGCACACGGTTGTAAAACTTGTACTCGTCCACCTCATACCCATGCAGCGTTTCCCAGTCCACGCCGTTGCGGTAAACCGTTTTGCGTTTGTTCAGCAACTCGCGAATCTTATCCTTCTTCACGCCGAGCAGCTTCGCGGCGTCATCAATGCGAATACACCCGCGCCCCATCCACTGGTGCGGCAGGTCGGCGGCAGGCTTTGCGCGGTAGCCGCCGGTGCGGCGCAGCTCAGGCAGAACCTCATCAAACAGCCACTTCTCAAACTTCTGCGCGGCAGGCAGGCGGGAGCGGATGATAAGACGCCAGAGATCGCCCTCGGGAATGTAGTTGGTAAGCTGCTTTCCGCTATTGGTAAGGCTGACCCGTTTCACAGCCCCACGGCAATGGCGACCTACTGCATCTTTCGGATTGCTATAACCGAGAATACGTGCGCAGTCATTTGCAGGAAAAAGCTCCTTGCCCTCTTCAATCAAAATATCCAACTTGCCAAACTCGCTGTTGGAAACCGTCAGCATACCATCGTTCATGCCTGCACCTCCACCTTGGGTGCGCGTGCACCCAGGCCGCCGGACAGCAGGTTCACCGCAAGCTGAAAACCGGTCAGGAAACCGAATTCCTCTGCGCAGGCTTCATAATTGCTTACCACGTCCGAAAGGTCGCGGTTCTTAAAGATCGGCTCCATCTGCTTCTGAATTTCCGCATTTACCGGATTCGCCCAGAACTCATTGCGGAAGGCCGTGCTCTCGTCCTCCTGAATGTAGTCCCAGTACAGCTTGCTCAAATCGTATTTCATAAAAATCCTCCGTTCTTAACTTGTAACCCCGCGGAAGATGTGATATGATAGATTTATCAATCCTCTGGGGTTGGTTCTTGTAAACGGGTTTGTCGCTTTGGTCGGGGACAACCCGTTTATTTTTTCGCTTTTGCATATCGCTCATGAATACCCTGTCTAACCACTTCTGATCTGCTTGCTTGCTCCACTTCACAGCAGTAATCAAGTTCCGCAAGCGTTTGCTCGTCTAAACGGACTCTAAGCATAAAGTCTTTCGGGTTATCCGTGAGCTTCGTGCCTTTCTTTATAGCTGACACTGTTTCACCACCTTTGTTGCTACAATCTTATTATAGTATGTAGCAACAAACTTGTCAACACATATTTGCAAAATTGGTATATCTATTGAGGGGGTCGTGTTTCCCGACCCCCTCGCAAATCACGAGGTATACTTTGTTTCACAGCATACCGTCAGACCCCGTCGTGTTTTCCGACAGATGGGTGTGCGTTTCGGACACCCATAACTCGCCGTTTCGACCACCCATCCTGTTTGTTGCACTCAGGATGGGGTCGTGTTTCCCGACCCCATCCCAAAGTGTTCCCTCCCATTTCGGGCAGTAACGCCGGTGGTGTGCGTTTATAGCACCACCTCAACCACGCTATCGTGTTTCACGATAGCTGCCCATTTCGGGCAGTCCTCTCCAAAAGCAAAAGGGTGAGCCACCGCTCACCCTTTTCCCATACCTCAGAATCCCAGCTTATCCATAGTATCCAGTTGATCGAAGGTCTTAAGTCCGCTCGAACTGCTTCCTCCCGACTTCCCCGAGCCGCCGCTCTTATGACTCTTTCCGCTCTTCTTGCCGGAACTTGCCGCCACAGCCGCCTGTGCCGCCGAGATCGTCTCAGAAGTGCCCTCGCCGTATCCGGGAATATAATTTCTCGGGTCAACATACTTGCCGTCCTTGACCACCCGAAAATCCAGATGCGGGCCGGTAGAAATACCAGTCGAACCAACCTGACCGATCTGCTGACCGGTGCTGACTTCCTGGCCGACGCTCATTCCGCTGATGCTGCCGTCCTGCATGTGATGATACTTCATCGTAATGCCGTTTCCGCAGTCGATTTCCACTGTGTTGCCGTAACCGTCATTGTATCCGGGCGTTACCGCAATGACCTTGCCGCTCATCGCGGCCTTTACCGTCGTTCCCGCAGGCGCGGCAATGTCGATTGCCTTGTGCGTGCTTGATGCGCCCGCCGTTGGAGAATTGCGTGGACCAAACCCGCTGGAAAGTGTACCGCCCTCAACGGGATTTACCGCTTCGTTCTCACCCTTCTGATACTTCGTCACGGTTGCACCGCCCCACGGATTGCTCTTGGTCGATTCTTTGCCGTACGCCGCCTGCCACAAGTAAGCCTTCTGGCTATTCGTCAGGCCGGGCACCAACTTAACAGCCTGCGTGATTTCCTCGTTCTTAGCGTTGCCGCCATCCGAATTGATAAGCGAAAGCGCCGTCTGGAACAGTGCATAGGTGCCCGGCTCAATACCGGCCTCCTTTGCCATGTAAGCCTTGGCCTTCCAGCCGGAAAGCTCCTTGCCCGCGCTGATTGCCTGCTCATACTCGTTGCAGTATGCCCGCAGCTTGCTCTTTTCGCTGTCGTTCAGCGATTTGTAATAGCTGTTGTCTGTCAGCGACTTCTCATACTCCGAAATGTGGAATACATCATTCTTTGCCGTGTCGTTGTAGGTGTTCATGAGTACGGATTTCTGTTCATCCGTCAGGTTCGTGTAGCTGTTCAGAATATTAGCCACATTTGCGGCATGATCCGCGCCAGTGCCCTCGAATTCCGCTTCATACGCCGCTACGTCCGACTTAAACCGTACATAATCGCTTGCATTTACCTTGCCCTTGACCTCATCGTTCCACGTCTCACGCGCCTTTTCGCTCATGGAAGAAACGAGCAGGTAATCCGCAAGGGTCTGCTTCTCGCCGTCCGTCAGGCTGCTGTCCTGCTGGATGGCATCCAGCACCATACCGCGTGCCTCGTCCGCCGTGTGCAGCTTCTCGCCGTTTTCGTCCGTGCCCTCGGTCAATTCCTTCAGCGTATTGTCATACTTGGCAAACGTGCTTACTGCAAGACCGGCGTCTGCCGCCTTGTGAGCCGCGCCCTGCATCTTCTTGCGTACCTCGGTGCTGATCTCGAACGAAGTCCGGTCGGAGTAATCCGCAGCCGAGCCGCCCACTGTATTAACGATGATATCGCGGTCGATGGCGGTTTTCTGGCTCTGTGTCAGCTTGTCGTTCTCAAACAGCATGCGGCGCTTTTTCTCGCCTTCGTTGTCGAGCAGCTGACCGTTCTCGTCCGTGTCGGACTGCACATCATGCAGCGCCACGATCGCATCGTAAATGTTTTTGCGCGCTTCCGGATCGTTGTCTGCGCTCTTGGAAAGCGTGTCAAATACCTTGGTTTCCTCCGCATTCAAGGTTTCATAGCCGCTCTCGCGCCATGCGCGGGCCTCATCGCTGGAGCTCTTGCCGAACAGAATCGCCTGTGCCCAGTCTTCCGGTTTCTGCCCGTAGGTTGGGAACTGCAGGATTTTCTCGCCCTTCTTGTCATACGAGTAGCTGCCGCCCGCAAACATAGTTGCCGCGCCCTCCACGGTCTTTTTCGCCTGCAGGCCGCCGAACGGCAGCAGGAAGCCGTAAACCGGCTTGCTCAGCTCCTTAATCATTGCCATGCTGCGCGCGTCCTCGCCCTGCGCGGTCATGATGTTGTCAATGTTCGGGATAACGGACTGGATTGGCAGACGAGAGTTGCCCGCGCCGAATACCGCACCGAGCGGACCGGAAGCAAACGGAACGTTGGATGCAATATCCTGTGCTGTCTTCTTTACGTTGTCCCATGCCGTTTCCGACTTTTCCGCACGGAAATCATCCTCGTCAATACCGTCTCCCATCATTTCGCCCAGCAGATCAAAGGTGTTCGGCAGTGCGTAGCCGGTCAGGCGGCCTACAAAGTCGTTCACCATCTCGATTGGGTCGAACGCACCGCGCGAACCGGTCAGCTTTTCGCGTGCATCGTTGAACAGGTGGGACATAACGAATACCTGCAGCAGCGCTGCCGCTGTGCCTGCCGCGATTTGCGCCTTGCTCTTGCCCTGACCCCGCAGGTTGTGCGGAATATCGCCGAACAGGTGGTCGTACTGGTTCATAACCTCCAGCTGGAACATGGTGAACGCCTTGATGAGCGGTGACTTGGATTCCATGATAACCGGCTTCGCACCTCTTGCGCGGTCGCCGATCAGTCCCGCCGCCCAGCGGTCAGCCTCCTGCAGCGCCGCCTCGGTGCTCATATGCCGCTTTTCCACATTGTCCAGATAGCGTGCGCGCACCATCACCTCGCTGGATAGATTATCGATTGCGTTCATCGTCCACCCGGCCGCATCCGAGGCTTTCTGCAATTTCGTCTTGATAACGCGTTCGCTGCCCCGGCGATTGGTCAGGAAGTCCGAATCCTCATGAAATGCCGGATTTTTTTTGGCGAGGTCTGCGCCGTAATCCAGCATTGCACGCATCATGCTCGAATAACGTACCTCGCCCGAACCCTGGGCCAGCGGAATAAAGTTAGAGATCGCGGTCGAGAGGTTGCCGCCTACCATGTTTGCCGCAACCTTGCCCTCAACATCACTCATAGCGCGGTACAGGCCGCGTCCGAACATCTGTTCCGCGCTGCGGTCTGTGCGGGATTTCTTGCCTGCCAGAATGTTGGTGTACTCCGCGATCCAGCTCGGGAAGCTCGGCAGCGTGCCGGAGTTGCGTTCCCAAATCTTGCTGATCTTCTGTTCCTTGTCCTCAATATTGATATCCGGGTCTTTGCGGATGGCTTCAAGTTCCGCACGGCTGCCTTCATCGCTGTATTTGCTGCGAATAGCGTCCTCCAGTACACGCAGGTTCTGAATATCATCCGTGTGGAAAATAGCGTTGCTCGCGCCGCTGATATAGTTATCCATCGCCTTAAATGCGTCAAACTCGGTGTTGATGCCCTCGCGCTGGTTGTAGAATCCGGCGTACTGTCTGCCCGGTCTGCGGTCTTCGGTTCGTCCCGCGATCTCGGTCGGCAGCTCGTCCACCATGGTTTCCACGCCCACCTTACGCAGAATGCGGTTGTACCACTTGCCTTCCTTGGTCGGTGTAAGGCTCGGGATGTATTTCTGTCGAAATTCCAGCGGCGCATAGCCGTTGCGCACACCGGCCTCGCTGACCTGCGGATGCATTTCGCTTGTCATTTCATACAGCTTCAGCATGGCGCTCTCTGCCTGCTTGAAATGGATTTTGCTCTTGTTCTTCTTCACATAATCTGCAAGCTGCTTCTGCATGGCTTCGTTCTTCGGAGAGAGTTCTGCACGGTTCTTCATGTGCATATACACACTGTCCTCGTGCGACAGGCCCTCCATAATGCCTTTCAGCCGTTCGCGCTGGGTATTCTCCCAGCGGATAGCCTCCGCGTCATGCTTGAGTACCGGTGCGAAATATGCCTGATAAATAGCCTCTGTTTCGGCGGTATCGCCCATAACCTTGCGCAGCACGCGCTCCGGCGTGTGGATCTGCAAACCGAGGTTACCGCGTGAATCCTTCCAGTTGTCAGAATCCTTGATAAGTTCGGTTGCGCGTCTCAGGCGTGCATCATCAAGGCCGCGCTGAAATGCGTAATACGGCTGCATATCCTCGTTGTACTGCCGCATAGCGCGGGCGTAGGTCTCTACCAGTTCGTAGCGGTGGCTGTCCATCTCGGTTACAGGGCCGCGTCCCGCCGCCATGCGTTCCGCATTTACCAGTTCAGCGTCGCTCAAATGCCAGCCATTGCGCAGGTTGGTTAAAAAGCGGCGTTCACTTTCCAGGCTGTTCACAAGGTCGATTGCAATATCCTCTTGCGTATGGTCAATGTAGCTGTCCGCGTCTGAAGCTGTCGCGCGGGTCGTTGCGCGTTCCAGCGCATGGCGGCTTGCCACGCGTTCTGCGCGCTCCTGTGCCTCGTATACACGCTGCATAATGTCGCGGTTCTTGCCGTTGGTGATGCGATCAAGGCGTTCCTGCTGTTCTGCCGCCGCCTGTTCCTCTCTTGCCTGCCGTACCCTCTCCCCCTCAGCGCGAGTCCGCGCCTCCATCACCGCCTGTTCCGGCGTCTTGCCGTACTGCATCGCGTTAGTCAGCGGAACATTTTCAGTGGATGTATTGCCATTCTCCGCATTTTGGGATATACTGTTATCATAAACCATTCGAGTATTTTGAGCGCCACGCCCAAAGGGGGCGGAGGAAGAGCCCGCACTGCTCGGATGGTTTCTTTTTTGCATAAATCCAATGCTGTACGCGGTATCCGTATCGCCATTGATCGACCCATTCGCATTGACGCCCGCCGAGAACTTCTCGCCCTCAGCCTTCGCCCGCGCCTCCATCACGGCCTGCTCCGGCGTCCTGCCGTACTGCATCGCCTCGGAGAGCGGAATATTGGTGTCGGAAGTATTGCTATTTCCTACATTCTGGCGTATACTGTTATCAACGGAAGGGATATCACTTCCGTCAGGCGAAACTGTGTCGCTGGGGTAGCCTTCACGGGTCCCAGTCATGAACGACATGGTTTCGCCTTTTTCATTTGTCAGAATTACTTCATGCAGATAATATTTGCTTGCCATATCGACATTATCATATTTCTTTACGATAACGCCCATATCGTACACCTGCTCACCGATTTGCACCTGACCGCCAAAGGTTACGGTATCATATCCGCGGCCTTTCCAGTTGCTCTGCGTGTCAATGATTGCTCCGTTTTCAATAACTTCCGGAACCGCCGAGAATGCAATTGCCTTGTTGCGACCCATGCCATGAGAAATACTGTCACGCGCACCGCTTCGAGTTAAGGTGACATCGCCAAAGCCTGCGCGAAAAACCTTGTTGCCAATGGAATTGAAGAAATCCGTTACACGGTCAACAAGTTTTTTCTTGCTGCCTGCAAATTCTTCGTCTTTCAGAACCGCTAAAACGCCCGTCTGCGCAATCGTATCATGATTCGAGGAAATCACCTCGTTCAGCGTCCTGTGCTGTGCTGCATCAACCTGCTGTACAGTAGCCTTATCATACACCCCGCCGGTCTCCGCCTGCTGTTCCTCTGCGAAATGCTTTGCAAGCTGGCTCTGCAGCGCACTTTCTTCTTCCGGTGTCCGGTAGCTACTTTCCGCACGCTGTTCGGTCTCCGTACCGAGGCGAGGCTTAATCTGGCCGTCCTGCCATGCGTCCACCTGTCCAGTGCGCTGGTTGAGGTATTCCGCCGCCTGCGCGCGCTGTGCAAGGCTCATGCGGTTATTGAGATCAGCGTCATAATTCGCGGTAAGCTCCGCATTCTGCGCGGCCTGCTGCGTCATAAGGCCGGAAATCTTGTCGGCCATCTTGTTCTGCGCGGTCTGCACCGCACGTTCCCTGATCGGTCCTTCCGGCAGCTTAAGCGCCGCCTGCAGCTCGCTGTCGATCTGTACAAGCTGCTGCACCTGATTGTAATCGTATGCATCAGCGGCATTCATGCGCTCCGTATCTGTTGCCGCTCTCGAACCGACCGCGCCCGCCGCACCAAACACCAAACCGCCAAACGCGCCGCCTGCGGCGCTCTGGGTCAGCTCCGCAAGGGAAAACTTTGCGTCCGGATCGTTTGCCGCCAGATCCGCAACATAGTTGAGGAAATAGCTTGCGCTTTCCTCTGTCGCCTCCTCACCCATCTGGATGAGGATATTTTTTACGGCATTCACGCCGCCGGAGTGCAAAATCTTGCTCATCTGACCGAGCGGCAGTCTTTCGGTTGCCGCCTCAATCGCACCCGAGGTCAAACCGCGCGTCAGCGACTCCCGCGCACCCTTGCCCTGCTCATTCAGTTCAAACGAGCGCTGACCGGCCGCCTGGCCGCCCATCATGATCGAGCCGACCGCCGGACCGACAACCGGAATCGCACTTGCCGCCATCACCGGCGCATTGCCCGCAAGGGAAATGCCCTGTTCGGTCAGCCAGCGCGGCGCAGGCGCTAAACCGGCTTCGGCGTTTGCCTGTGCCTCGTTCGCCTCGCGCAGCATGCGCTGAGACCATTTGTTCGGGTCTACGCCTTTGTTTACGGTCAGCTCGTTCTTGCGCTTGCGGACCTCCTGCAGCTGATCGTACATTGCCTGATAATCTGCCGGAACCGAGCCGTCTGCCGCCGTGCTGTTCATGCCCTGCAATTGCAGTTCGAGCTGCTGCTCCTGCTCCTCAAGCTGGCGATATTCCTCGTTCTGGCGGCTCTCCTCCACGTTCGCGCTCGCCTGACGCGAGGTGTCCACGAGGGACGGCAGCGAAGCGATCCACCGCTTGCCGACAGCCTCCATGCTGTTGCCGAGGCGGTCTGCCGCGTGCCGCAGATCAATGTTTTCCTGCACATACGCAAGCGTGTTGTCATCCGCACCGGCGGCTTTCAGCCGGTTCATGATATCGTCCGCGTTGTCGCGCGGCTGATAGGTAAGGCCGTACCGCTTCATAATGCGGCTCATCTCATTGGAAAGCTCCTGACGGGCCCTGTCGCGGCTCTGTGTGTCCTCGCTGCTCCATGTCTCATCCGAGCGGTTAAACAGGTCATGCATCGTCTTGTGTGCATTGTAGCCGGTCTGACCGCTGAAATAGTTCTCATCCAGTCCCTGTGCCGCCTGCATAGCGGTCGGGTAGACAGTTGCCTTGTCCGTCTTACCCATAATGCCCGAGGTATGCAGCAACTGTGTTGCCTGATTCAGCCGTTCGGTCGGCTTGCTGCCGTAGGCCATGCGCACGCCGGCGGTCATTTCGTGTCCGAACCTGTCGAAGGAGGCGCCGGTCTGCGGGTTGTACTCATAACCGAGCTTGCGCCGCAGAGCGTCATTCTGTGCGTGCAGCTGTGCCTTCCTGTTCGGATCGCTGGTCGTGTGCCAGTCCATAGAGTTCTTGAGAAACTGCGTCAGCGTCGGGTTGCCGACGCCGCTGCTCTTGTTCGCAGTAGATACGTTCTGCCGCGGATTGCGCCGCTGCTCTGCCGCCTTTCTTGCCGAAAAAAGCTGATTCTGCTGACTTGCCGCATACGGCTGACTTCTTGTCACGCTGCCGCCGGTCAGATAGGTGCTTGCAGGCTGCCGTAAATTGTTCTGCTGCGTGCTCCGGCTGCCTGTGCCGGGAAAGCCCTGCCGTGTGTTCCCGCGCTGCTGAAAAACAGTGTTCCGCTGCTGATTTGCCGCATACGGCTGACTTCTTGTCGTGCTGCCGCCGGTCAGATAGGTGCTTGCAGGCCTCTGCGCATTCTGGTGCGCCTGCACGCGCTGCTGCTCCCGGTTGCGCGCCGCCGTTGCACGGCGGCTGTTGTCCTGCTTTGCCGGCTTTTGCGACACAACCTGCGGCACCTTCAGCAGCGCGGACGTTTTGTTCTTGTTTTTCTTCTTCTCGTAATCGCTGTAAAAACTCATATGAACCTCCTAAAGAGAGAAGGCGGCGAAAATCGCCGCCTTCTGGCGTAGTTAAAGCTGGTTAAGCTGCCACTGAGAATACTTGTTGGAAAGGTTCTGACCGGTAGTCTGAGCCTGCATGTACGCAATCTGCGCATTGATATACTCAATCTGCTTGCGTGCCGTCTCCATGTCGATCTTGCCTGCTTCAAGCTCCTGCTGCACCTGCTGCTTCTGCAGCTCATACTGCCGCATGGCAAGCGTCTGCGTACCATTGTAAGTACCCGTCTGCTCGGCCTGCGAAAGCCCGAACTGCTGACCCCACTGGTTTGCCGCAACGATGTTCTGGGTATTCTCGTAGCTCTTGGCGGCAATCTCCTTATAGAGATTGGCAAGCGCGTTTGCCGCCTCAATATCGCCGGTAAGCTGTGCCTGTGTAATGGCCTGCTCGATCTTGGCGAGCGTCTCGGTCTGCGTGGTGGCGTTGCTGTTCAGCGCGTTCTGATAGGCGTTGCCCGCGCTGATCTGGCTCGATTCGGTAAGGCCGCTTGTCAGCAGGCCGTTTGCCGCAAGGGTTTCCGCGTTCGAGCCGCCGGGCTTAATGCTCTGCATATACGCCTTTTCCGCAGCGGCATTGTTGGCCTCGGTCTGCTTCTTCACGTCGTTTTTCTGACCGTTCAGGCTGGCGACCGCGCTATCCACCTTGGCCTTGAGCGCCGCCTGCTGCTGTGCCGCAGCGTCCTCCATGTACTTCTTGTAGGCGTCAAAGCCGCTATTGAGCTGATTGCTCATCTGCTTGCCGAGGACATTGCCGCTCACATAGCCCTTGCCGATGTAGTCCGAGCCGTCCGAGCCGCCGGAATAGCCGTACTGCGCACGCAGCGCCTCGGCGTCCGCATGGGCGGATTTCATAGCCGCAGTGTCACCGCGCGCCTGTGCTTCCGCATAGCGCTTTTTGATCGCCGCCATCTGTGCGGAATCCTCCACGCTCGTGTCCTTGATGGTCTGGTCATTATGGGAGCCGAGCGGCGTATAAGTACCGCT